CTTTTGTAACTGGTGCAGCTACTACGGGTTTAAAGTTGTTTAGATTAGCGTTAGCAAGTACAGGTATTGGTTTAATAGTTATAGCAATAGGATTACTAATAGCCAATTTTGATAAATTACTTATTCCGTTAAATGCAGCAAAAAATGCTTTAAAGTCTTTTGGAGATGCAATAGGTCTAACCGACTTTGCAGAAGAGGATATGGCTGAAAAACGAGAAGAAAGAGCCGTAGCTAACGAGAAAAGACTACAAAAGGAAATAGACAATCTTAAAGAAATTAGAGATAATTTAGATAAAAATTATCAAGCTTATCAAAAGCAATTAAATGCAGAAATAGTAGCATTAAAACAAAGTAAAGAAAGTTTAAAAAACAAAGAAGAAATAGCAGCAATAGATGAGCAGATAAGAGCTAAAACTATTGAGGGCATAGAAGAGGAATACAAAACTTTTAAGGAAGGAGAACAACTTAAACTTGATGGCTATGAAAAGGAAATAAAAAGAAATCAAGCAAGAATAGATGCAGCAAAAGCAAGAGGTTCATCTGCATATAAGACTGAATTATTTTACGTTCAAAAATACACGGCAGAAGCTAATAAATTAAGAAAGGAATTAAACACTAATAACTTTACACAATATCAAGAATACATAAACAAATTAGAAGCCGTTGATATAGAAAAAGCCAAAAAAGAAAAGGAAGAACAAAAAGCAAGTAACGACAGATATAAACAATATTTACAAGACAGGCTTTCTATTAGAAGACAAATAGAAGATATTGAAAATGGACTTTTGCAAGATGGCATAGAAAAAGAACTTGAAATAAATCGCGACAAGTTTAGAAGACTTCGTGAAGATGCCGAGAAAAACACGAAACTAACAAAAACAGAAAGAGCAAGATTAATAGAACTATTTGATGAGCAAGAACTTGCACAACAAAAAGTAATTAATAAAAAGTACGTTGATTTAGAAAAAGAAAAGAACGCAAAAATTGATGAAGAACGCGACAAATTAAATCAAGACAGAATTGACAAAGAAGATGCTTTATTTCAGTTAGAACTTGACTTAATGAAAGACAGGCAAATGGCAGAAATAATTGCTTTGTCACAAAGTTATGAAGCAAAGTATTTACTTGCACAAGATAATGCAGAACTTACAAAACAATTAGAAGCACAATTTTTAATAGATCAAGCTGCAATAGAAGATCAATTTAGAAAAGAAAAAGCAGACAAAGAAAAAGCAGCATCAGATAAATCAATAGCAGATGCACAGGCAATACAAGATTTTAAATTTGATATTGCTTCACAAGGTTTACAAACTATAAGCAACCTATCAGAATTATTTGCTGGTAAAAGCGAAAAGGCAGCTAAAAAGGCTTTTCAAGTTCAAAAGGCAGTTAGTATAGCACAAGCAACAATAGACACTTATAAAAGTGCCAACGCAATATTTGCAAGTACGGCAGCAAATCCAATTACGGTATTAAATCCATCTGCACCATTTATAGCAGCAGGAGTTGCAGTTGCAGCAGGATTGGTAAACGTGGCAACAATAGCAAGTCAACAATTTCAAGGTGGTGGAAGTAATGGAGGTGGTGGACAAGAATCTGCACCAGATTTAGGTGGGGGTGCAACACCGAATTTTAACGTTGTTGGAGATAGTGGAATAAATCAAATAGCACAATTACAACAACAACCTGTACAAGCCTTTGTAGTGAGTGGAGAAGTAACGACAAGCCAAGCACTTGACAGAAATAGAGTACAAAATGCAACACTATAAACAAATAAAAGTTATTATAATATGAAGATAGTTGAACTTATAATTGATCCAAACGACGAACAAAGTGGAATAGACGCAATTTCTTTAGTAGAAACTCCTGCGATTGAATCCAACTTCATCGCACTTTCTAAACAAAAACACGAACTATATCTAAAAGAGATTAACGCAGAAAAGAAAATCTTGATGGGTGCTGCACTTATTCCAGATAAAAGTATTTACAGAAGAAACGACAAAGGCGATGAGTACTACATTTACTTTTCTAAAAACACAGTACGTCAAGCTTCAGAATTATTCTTTAAAAAATCGAATCATAAAAACGCAACCTTTGAACACGAAAATAAAATTGATGGTGTTACAATAGTTGAAAGTTGGATAGTAGAAGATAGCAAGAAAGATAAAACGGCTTTATATGGCTTGGATGTTCCTGTAGGCACTTGGATGGTATCGGCAAAGATTGACGATCAAGAACTATACAACAAAGCCAAATCTGGCGAAATTAAAGGTTTCAGTATTGAGGGCTATTTTGCAGATAGATACGATATGAGTAAAGACGATAAAAAAACGGAAACAATAAACAAACTAAAAGACCTATTGAAATGAGTAAAAAGAAAGTAGAAAGGCCACAAGCACAAAGCAGTCCTAAAAACTCTCGTAAAGCTTGTTTATGTGAAGACAATACATATTCAACAAAGTGTTGTAAAGGCACTATAAGAAATCAAGGAATAGGCAACATATAAACCAAAAATGCAACAAACAATTTAAAATAAAGTTAATATAGTATGGAACGACTAAATAAGATTTTTGCTGAATGGGCAAAAGATGACAAAAAAACGGAATTAGCTTCTGAAAAAGTAGAACTTGCAAGTACAAAAGATTTAGACAGAAAGCTAAAACAATTATTTGCACAACAAAAAAAACTGGATAAAATTAATCCAGCAATTGAAAAGCTAATTGAAGACCAAAAAAGTGCAAAAAATATGCTTGATGTTTTTGTAAGAGAAAGCGAAAGTATTTTAAGTGAATTTGACAAACAGGCAAAAGATTTAGGTTTATCTCCAGATGGTGTAAGCCAATACAAAACATTAAAAAATGAAATTAGTGTTTCAAAATCAGAATATTTAAGATAAACACGAATAATTAAATAAGCTATGAATAATAAAGCAATACTAAACAAAGTAAGAGAACTTTTAGGAATGGAAGTTAAACTTGAACAACGTAAGTTAGAAGATGGTGTTACAATCATTGAAGCAGATGAATTTGCACCAGAAAACGAAGTCGTTATAATCACAGAAGACGAACAAAGGATACCACTTCCAATCGGAGAATACAAGATGGATGACGGAATGATTTTAGTTGTTACAGAAGAGGGATTAATCGCAGAAATTAAAGAAGAAGCAGCCGAAGAAGAAGAAGTAATTGAAGAAGAAGCTAAAAAAGACTACGAAGAAAAAGAAGAAGAAATGGCAGACGAAGCAAAGCCTGTTAAAAAAGTAGTTGAATCAATCGTAAAAGAAACTTTCTTTAATGAAATCGAAACTTTGAAAAAAGAAAACGAAGAACTTAAATCAAAACTTCAAAACCTTTCTAAAGTAGAAACAGAAGAAACAGAAGAAGTTGTTGAGGACGAAAAAACGGAACTTTCTACGGAAGAGTTAGACCCAGCAGTTAAGCCAATTTCTTTTAATCCAGAAAACAAGGAAGTAAGAGAAAAAATGCTTTACGCACAAAACAGAACTGAAACAACTCTTGATAGAGTGTTCAAAAAATTAAATAAATAAATAATAATAATTAAAAACTAAAAATTATGGCAGATCAGCCGACTTTTACAGCGCCCACTTATGCAGGAATGGCAGCAGGAAAATACATTTCCGCAGCTCTTTTAAGTGCGCCTACAATTGAAAACGGTGGCGTTACCGTTCTTGAAAACGTCAAAGGAAAATCAGTACTTCAAACTATTGATACTTCTTCAATCTTTACAGATGCAACTTGTGACTTCGACGATACACAAACCGTTACAATGGGGGAAACCGTATTAACGGTCAAAGATATGCAAGTAAATCTACAACTTTGTAGAAGCCAGTTTCACGATACTTGGACTGCAATCGAAATGGGTGCTTCTGCTTTTGCAGATATTCCAAAATCTTTTGAAGATTACTTATTAGGATATGTTGCTTCTAAAGTTGCAGCTTCTAATGAAACTTTACTTTGGACAGGTGTTGCAGGCGCTAATGCTTATGATGGTATCGTTACACTATTAAACGCAGCAGGATTACCAGCAGCACAAGATATTACGGCAGTAGCTTCTACGGCAGCTAACGTAATTGATGAGATGGGGTCTGTAATTTCAGCCGTTCCTACAACCGTGTGGGGGAATGAAGATTTGAAATTGTATGTTTCTTCAAATATCGCAAGAAATTATGTACGTGCATTAGGTGGTTTTGCAGCAGCAGGACTTGGTGCTAATGGTACTGACAACAAAGGAACACAATGGTACACTAACGGAAGTCTTTCTTTCGATGGTATTCCTGTATTCGTTGCTAACGGATTGGCTGACAATTCAATGGTAGCAGCACAGACTTCTAACTTGTATTTCGGAACGTCTTTATTGTCAGATTGGCAACAAGCTTCTGTAATTCCAGTTCATTTATATGATGGATCTGACAACGTAAGAGTTGTTATGAGGATGCAAGTAGGCGCACAAGTAGGTATTGCAAACGATTGTGTAGTTTATTCATAATATTAACCAGACTAAAGAAAGGTAGGTAAAAGCACCTGCCTTTTTTTATTCATAAAACTTTAAAAAAATGAGTGGATGTGATATTACAAACGGCCGTATAGAACAATGTAAAGATTCAGTAAGTGGATTAAAAGCGATTTACTTCGCCAATTTCGACGATTTGGATTCTGACAATGTTGTATATGATGTTACAAACGGAGACGTTATTGACACTTGGCAACCAGCAGCACCTTTAAGCTTATACAAATACGAATTGAAGAGTACAACAAATTCTTTCACTACGGCCATAGAAAGCAGTAGAGATAACGGAACGACGTTCTTCACTCAAACTTTAGTAGCTGCTTTAAAAAGACAAGATTTCGCTACACACAAGAACGTAAAACTTCTTGCTTACGGAAGACCAAGAATAATTGTTAGAACAATGACAGACCAATTCTTCTTAATGGGATTAGATCAAGGTGCAGACGTTTCAGCAGGAGAAATTTCTTCTGGTGCAGCACTTGGAGATTTTAACGGATATTCTTTGACCTTTACGGCTATGGAAGAACTTCCAGCTAACTTTATTGATGTAACAACCGAAGCAGGACTTGCTACGGCTTTTGCAGATGCAGGAGCAACTGACGCAGTTATTGTTACTTCTTAAGATTCTTTCTTATACCTTTCATAACAAAGAGGCACTTTTCGGAGTGCCTTTTTTTGTTTACATAAACACGAATTAAAAACAAAATATTTAAAAAAAAGTTATTATAGTAGATATGATTATTTTACAACCGATAGCAACAGAACAAAGTTTTAGCTTTATACCAAGAAGCCAAACTTATGATACGTTATATATCACAGGAGAATCTACAAACGTAACAACTGAAATAACAATAACAAGTTTTGCGAATGGCGATTACTACGATACAATAAACGCAACTTTTGTTAATGGTTTATTCAATTTAGTAAACAATACTTTTTACACTTTGGAACTAAAAAACGGAACAACGATAGTACACAAGGATAGAATCTTTGTAACGGATCAAACACCTGTTGTAAACTATTCAGTAAATGATGGAGAATTTATTTCAAACGTCAGTAACAACGAATTTATTATTTATGAGTAATAACATACACGTATTAGAATTAAGTGGCTATGAAGCACCTGTAATCAAAGAATCTAAAAGAGAAGATTGGGTTTTATTTGGTGGCGATGAAAATAACTACTATCAGTATTTAATCGACAGATACACGAATAGCACTACTAACAACGCGATTATAAACAACATCACACGTTTAGTATACGGAAGAGGTTTGAGTGCAACAGACGCATCAAGAAAGCCTAATGAGTACGCGCAAATGATGGCACTATTCAATAAAGATTGTGTTAGGCACTTATGTACTGATTTAAAGTTGTTAGGCCAGTGTGCCGTTCAAGTCATATACACGAAAGGCAGAAAGAAAATTGCACAAGTTCATCATATACCTGTGCAATTACTTCGTGCCGAAAAATGTAATGAAGATGGCAAAATAGAAGCTTACTATTATTCAGACGATTGGACAGATTTAAAAAACTATAAGCCAAAAAGAATTCCTGCGTTTGGATGTTCAAAAGAGCCGTTAGAAATTTATTTTATAAAGCCTTATAGTGTAGGAATGAAATTTTACGCACTACCAGATTATATTGGTGGAATTCCTTATGCAGTTTTAGAAGAAGATATTTCTGAATACTTAATTAACGAAGTAGAAAACGGATTTAGTGGAAGAAGTGTAGTGAACTTTAATAACGGAGTGCCAAGTGAAGACCAACAACAAATAATAAAGAACAAAGTACAAAGCCAATTAACAGGAATGAGTGGCGAAAAGTTAATAGTAGCTTTTAACAACAATGCAGAATCAAAAACTACGGTTGATTCTATGCCTGTAAATGACGCACCAGATTTGTATAGTACTTTATCAGAAGAATGTTTAAGAAAAATAATGTTAGCACACAATGTAACGAGTCCTTTATTGTTTGGCATAGCATCCTCTAACGGATTTAGTAGTAATTCAGACGAATTAAAGGATTCGTTTGCGTTGTTTTCAAATATGGTTATAGCGCCAATGCAAGAACTTTTGTTGGATGCGTTTGATCAGATACTTGCATATAACGGAATAGCTTTAAACTTATTCTTTAGAACGTTAAAGCCTTTGGAGTTTGTAGATTTAGAAAACGTACAAACAGAAGAACAAATACAAGAAGAAACAGGATTAGAATTAAGTGGCGATTTTGTAGGCAAAGAATTAATTGAACTTGGCGAAATGCCTAAAGCTGATTGGTTGCTTATAGATGAATTTGAAGTAGACTACGATACAGACGAAGACGAAAATACGTTACTTTCAAGCGACATAAAAACGGAATTAAGCCTAAAAGATAGATTAATAAATTTAGTAAGTACAGGAACGGCTTTTCCAAACGCAAAAAGTGGATCGGATAGGGTTATAGATAGTGTTAAATTTATAACACGTTACGTTTATGCAGGAGAAAAGAAGTCAAATAGTAGAGATTTTTGTGTTAATATGATGGGAGCTGAAAAGATATATCGTAAAGAAGATATATTAAGAATGGGTAAAAGCGAAGTTAATAAAGGTTGGGGGCCAAAAGGCAGTAATACTTATTCTATTTGGAAGTTTAAAGGTGGTGGAAATTGCTATCATAGATGGAACAAACAGATTTATGTAGCTTTTGAGGGTACTGGCATAGATGTAAGAAGTCCTAAAGCCGTTCAGATATCAAGTGCAAAAGCAGCGAAGTATGGATACAAAATAAGGAATGACAAAAGAGTAAGTCAAAGACCTATTGATATGCCTAATCAAGGTTTTTTACCAAGCAATAAATAACAAGATATGGCAAAAGCACTATTAATAAGCAGACAAGACGCGATTCGTTTTACAAATATGAACGGAAACATAGACACGGATAAATTTATTCAGTACGTTTCGATCGCACAAGATATTCATATTCAATCAATGTTAGGAACTAAACTACTTGAGAAGATACAAGCAGATATAATCGCAGGAACTTTAGTAAATCCGTATAAAGATTTATTAGAAATCTACATAAAACCTGCATTAATTCACGCCAGTATGTTAGAGTTCTTGCCTTTTAGTGCAGTAACTATTGCAAACAAAGGTGTATATAAACACGGAGCAGAAAATTCAGAAACGGTAAGTAAAGAAGAGATAGATTTTTTAGTAGAAAAACAACGTCAAACTTATATGCACTACAAAGAAAGGTTTGTAGATTATATTTGCGACAATAGTAGCACGTTTCCAGAATACAATACGAATACAGGAAGTGATATGAGTCCAAACGAAAGTACAAATTTCACAGGTTGGATTTTATGAAGAAACACTATACACCAAAAGAAAAGAACGTAAAACGTTTACAGACGTTTTTAAATAAATATTATGGCAGAAATAAAGATCAGCGACCTAACGGCAAAGAGTGCTAATTTAGCAAACACAGATTTATTTGTTATTGCAGAATCTGATGGCGCTGGTGGCTTCGTATCAAAGAAAATCACAGGTGCAGAAATATCGGCTATTGCAGGAAGTAACATTTATCTTGTAGATGGCACGGTTAGAGGCAACAGAACGGTAGATTTAAACGGTGTTTACTTGGCTTTTCAAAATAGTGGCGCAGATGTATTAAAAATTAGTGCAGCTGATGTTATAAGCTTTAACAATGCGTATTCATTTCCTACGGCAGATGGAACGGCAGGACAAGTTCTTAAAACTGATGGTGCTGGAACTTTATCTTTTAACCAACCAACGACAGGATTATATGCACAAACGGTAACAAGTGCAGTACTAACAAACACAACAACAGAAACAAGCATAGTAGGAAGTGGAGTAGGTAGCTTAACAATACCAGCTAATCACTTTGTAGTTGGCGATTCTTATCACGCAAAAATAGGTGGCGAAATTTCAGCACAAAATGGCGACGATATCACAATAAGAATAAAAAGTGGTGCAGCAGTATTAGCAACAACAGGCACTATTTCTTTAAGTCCAACGACAGGTTTAGGTTGGGAATGTGAAATAGATTTCACAATAGCAGCTATTGGTGCAACAGGAAGTATTTGTACTAATGGAAATTTTGCATATACACGAAACACAGGAGGACTTGAGGGTTATGTATTTCAAGATGTTGAAGCCTTTGATTCAACTATTGCTAATACTTTAGATATTACGGCAGAATGGGGACAAGCTAAAACACAAGACGAAATACATAGTGCAAACTTTGTACTACATAAAACTTATTAAGAATGGCAAATACGATATATTGGGGACAGGCAGCAGTAAA